TTTGAGAGGTGATAGAAGGAACCTGGAGAGCGTGGGAAGAGGAGACCGCTCATGGGGCAGTTGACTGCAACATGCTTATTTACTTCTGGATCTATACAACCCCTAGGCACCACACCCTCAGGTATATCACACTCAGGTGTCCCATACTCTCCCATCGTCCCTAATTTAACCAAGTGCGCTTCAGGGCACTTATCTTTCATTGCCCAGAGGAGATGCAACGTACCTATTACATTTTCCTTTTGCGTAATAGATGCATTGAAAGGGCTTTTCATAGACCAAGGAGCAGATGGTTGCTCTGCTAAGTGGACTATAGCATCAGGTTTGATCCTTTGAAGAATATGTTTTAGATAGACAGCAGTATCAATCCCTATGTTTATAGGTACAGCACCAAGCCAGTTTTTGTTGCTAGCTAGTCTACTCTTTCTTAGATAGAAATCAGCTATTGGCGTGAGGGAGTTACTTTCTAAGTCCTTAACTCTCTGACGCCTTGACCCGTTGTCTATTCCAAAGACCTCATGTCCACGCTTGAGTAAGTGTTGAGTGAGAGGGTAGCCGATGTAACCATCATAGCCTAAGACCATTACTTTCATAGTTTAAACCTCCTTATTTTTACGTTAGCTGATTCAGCCATTGAGAGTGAAACTTCATGGTAAGGGACTGTGTCGTCTACTACTATTTCCCACACACCTGCGTTGATTAGTAGACTCATACAATCCTTGCAAGGGATTATACAGTTCATGTAAAGGATTGAACCGCTGACAGAAGCACCTATTCGAGCAGCACTAATGATGCAGTTTGCTTCTGCATGGACAGCTGGACACTCATGAAGACCCTCACCTGAAGCGTAACCTTTAGCTTTACGAGGGCATGAGTCTATGCAGTGAGGATACCCACGAGGAGGTCCATTGTATCCTGTTGCAACTACAACATTTTCCTTTACAAGGATTGCACCTATTTGACGTGAAAGACACGGTGATTTAGAAGCGACAGCACGGCAGATTCTGTTATAATAAGTGTCCCATCGCTTTTGATGTTCTCCGAAGTAATCTTGTATGCTCATTTCACCTCCAGATCAATCAACAGCGCATCGAGCAGAATTGTATAGTTACGAAGGTCTGTTAGTTTTTCTCTCCACTTTCGCAAATTGTACGCCTTTGGGTCTTTACACATATCTGCTACAGAAGTTACATGCTTAGAAGCCATTCCCCAAAGGGCTTCTGCAGGGGAGTGGGAGTTGAGGTAGGCAATCTTTTTGAACTGGTCAAGGCGATCAAAGCCTTGAGAGTATTCGGAAGCTTTCTTTATAAGCAAGCGTTTACTACGATTACAAGCGTTTTCCACTTCTATGTTGAAATCTTCTGGTGTCATAGTCTTTTCTCCAATTTGTTTAAAATTTAAACGAACTTGCTAAGGCTACCTTAGTTATCCGCATAACGACTGGTTAATAAATCCTTAGCAAGTTCGAGTTTGTTACCTGCCGGCTACATACTTACTGACAGTGTTCTGATCTCCGAATTCATCTGACTTACGCACACCGAGGATCATCCAGCCTTCTAGACCAGGCAAGTCATCCATCCAGCTGAAAGGGCGTGAGTAGTCAAGACCCATAGCTGAGGCAAACTTCTGGAATTTGTAAAGAGCGCGTTGAGCAGACTTAGGATCAAGTTTGTCTCGGTCAGCCAGGTCCCAGAAGAAGTCATTAAACTCTATGACCATAGGATCATCAGGGACGTCGTAAGTAGGCATGTACCACTGAGCGCCATTTTTGTCTGAAATGCCTTCTCTCACGTTGATGATGCGAGCTTTGACTTCACTTCCACGAGGGAGGATCTTCGGCTCAGGTGCTCCTTCAATTTCTTTTTCCAAGTCGGAATAGTCTGTTAGTGACATTTTTAATAGTCTCCTTGTAAAGTTTGGATTCTTGTTTTGGTTTAGGAATGTTACCCACTTGTTGAAAGGTAGATTCCTATACCATAGTTGCTCTTGTTTACTGTTCGTAGTTTTCTCCTTTTTGGATACTTTTATTATCGTCAAAGGTATGCTAGCCAATAGTTTAATCACCTCCCTTCTTCGTTTAAACCTCTCACGCACCATACATAAGCGTTAAAGGTTTTTGGTCTAAAGTTTGTTGTGCCCTCATAAAAGTGCACATACCATGCTTGAGTATTATCATTGGCATAGGTCGTAGATGACCAATAGAATGTTTGCAAGTTGTTAAATGGATGACCTACTGGTAGTGATGGACGATCTTGATTTGGGTCTATCAGGCTACTCAGTTCTGCCATAGTTGGAACACGCCATCCTTTTCTACTACCTGCAACTACATCATAGCAGTGGTCTATAGCAGATGCCCAACTCATAAATGTTCCTAGGTCTCTTTGCCAAACAAGCCCAGTTTCCTTGTCAATTACTATGTCATAATAAACTGCAAACCTTGTATTCTCTGCGTTAGTCCAACCGACTGATTCATCTGTCCCATCTTTAAATATTTCCCAGATAGGATTAACCTCAGTTTCAGTTGGGGCTTCAGGTTTTTCTGGGTGTGCTGGTTGAGCTAGGAAAAGGCAAAGACCAGCAGCTAAAACCAATCCTACTGTAAATCTTATTCTCTTTTTCATCTTATCCTCCTTCCAGTTTAGGTTTATCCTGCCAGTCAAGTCCAATTTTCTTTAAAAGGGCTTTAATGTCAGGTGGTTCAGTTGCTTCTAGTAATCCATTAGCTTTGAGCCGTGAACGAGCGATGTACTCACCTAGTGAGTCAATGAGCATCTCACGCTTAGGCTCCCTACCACGTCCGTCCTTGCCTACTATTACGTAGATCTCGTCAAACAGTAAAGGGATTGTAACTACTGCCTGACCAGTTGTGTAGAAGCGGTACTTGATATCTTCGTTCACGATACCTGTTTTAGGATCTATTCGTAACACTTTCTTAATTTCCCTTAAGTGCCCTGTCATGATGAAGTCACAAGGGATTCGCATTAGTTTCTTAATGTAATTAGTCATGTAGACTTTCTGCGGATTGTAGTCATGACGATGCTGAGGGGCTTCACCTGCTCGTGATTTGTTAGCGAGCTGGTAGTTCATCACTGCATCACCAAAGGTAGTAGCACTATCTAAGCAGTAGGTTCCAAAGTGGTCGAAGTAACCTACTCGAAAGCGGATTTCAATAGCTTTCATCCAGTTTGCAAAAGTGTCTGGGTTGAAGGGATCGTCACTTTCCCATTGAGTGTCTGCTACCACATCACCACTTTCGATCAAGTCACGCAAGCACTTTGTCCCACCAGGATCGAATGAATCTATATGAATAGGTCTGCGAGCTGTTCGAAGTAGGTATGTCTTACCTGCGTTAGTTTCACCTGTTACTAGTGCACTGAAACGCTTTTGTAGCGGATCACCAGCGTAATGCTTCCTTACGTTCTGAAGCTCCTTTTGATAGTCGTATGCCACCTTATTATCTCCTATTTTTATATAAGTTACAGTAAAAATCTTCGGGAGTTTGCACTGATACAACCCCGCAGTAAGGATCATCTATTTCAAACTCCAGTTCATCCTTTATCTCCTCACACGTTCCTTTTACTATATGCCAATTATAGCAAGTACCACACTTATACATTAGTTATTCACCTCAAATATAAAGTTTGTGTCATATTACTCAGATCAAAAACTGTTTTAAATTCTCCAAGTAAAATAGTTGATTTGTCTCTGAACACTTGTACTCCATGTAAATTAAGTGGTGCAAGTTCCCACTTTCTTAGATCATCGTGTTTACCAAGATTTCTCTTTTTGTTGCTTACAGTGTTGAACCCTACAACCTCGAAGAATCGTGAGTTTCTAATCCCATGCTCATTACACAACTCTTTTGGATAGATATGGATTATGTTAAAGTTAGCTAAGTCCTTATCTTCCTTATATCTATCTAGTATATCGTCTTTCTTCATTAGTTATTCACCTCCCCATCTTAGGTCTTTTTTTACCCGAGTTTCCATCGCTGAAGGATCCCAGAATTCTATCTTAAATCCAATAGGTGGCTCGTAGCACATTTGAAGTGGGTTCTGCCACGCTAAGCAGAAGTCATGGTAAGGACAACCACGGAAGTCTGTGCAAGAGGATGGGTTCATAGGGAATGCCATTAGAACTGGGTCGCTCTCTTTGCAGTGAAATAAGCGATCCATGTCCCTGTCAATCTCATCTAATAGCGTGTTCACAAGCCAGAGCCAAGAGTTCATCTGCTCAGGAGTCTTAAATGCAGGGACTCGTCTAAAGGAAGCGTGGTAGCCTGCAGAGCGAGCACTTGAGCCACGACTTAGGAATGTAAAGCCAGTTCCACAGAACTCTATTCCTAGTACGCTTTCAATAGGGAACATGCAGTACAGGCAATGAGTGTAAGTCCCATTCTGGATGCTAAGGTGAAACTGCTCATCCCAGTAACGGCTGTTTAAGTACTTTTCGTGCGTAGTCTTATGATCCCAGGAGAAGATCCTTTCATCCTCTCTACGTCTCATAATAGAGTCCATTCGATAGTAGAGGAACCTATCTTCATCAACAGGTACCTTACCAGAGATTTCAGTCATCTTTGTGTTGTCTAAGACAACCACTTCATTTTCAGTAAGATCACCTTGGCGTTCCTCAGCAAACTTCATTAAAGCAGATAGGACAGCAGTTGGTGTTTTAGGTTTGTTAAGCTCATCGTCTTCAGATGAGAAGACTTCACGATAGTATTCGATGAACTTGTTGTAAGCACCTTGGACATCTTGGTAGCCGTTGAGAAGTTGATGCTCACGAGCTATATGCCAAGCGTGTCCGAAGTGCAGGTCATGGTTAGGGTAGTCAAGACGCCAGCCTAGGATGTATTCATAGAAGTACCAACGCCTGCAACGTATCCAGGTGTCGAGCTTCGATGAGTCCTTAATTTCCCAGGTTGGATCAGGAGTAATTGGTAGGGTCATAGTCATCTCCTCTCACAATGTCTTATGTAGCTTCTTATTTCATCTAGCGTGTAGTAATTTAGGAATTGTTCCTTAGCTTTACGAAGACCTCTGCGGATAGTATCGTTGATGTTCTGTTGTGAAGTGTTTAGAGCAGCAGCCATCTCACGCTGAGGTGTTTCAAAGTCTCCGTCTCGCCAGCCCTTGTTTGTAGCCATTAGGACTTCCTTACTAGGTGGAGATCGAGAAGTTCTTGAGTCATACGGAGGATTCTAGTATTTAACTCATTGATAGTTTTAATTGCGCTATCTTTATTCCCTTCTCTTAAGTTCGTTACTAATCGAAAGTCATCAAACTTAAGAGATTCCTTCCGCCACTTTTTAAGCGTACGT